TGGCTTGAAGGCAGCTGGGACATCCTGGCAGGTGGCATCTTTGGGAATCTGTGGCAGCCTTCAACCCATGTTGTGAGGCCATTTGAAATACCAAGCAGCTGGTACATAGATCGCAGCTTTGACTGGGGTTCAAGCAAGCCATTCTCAGTCTGCTGGTGGGCTGAGTCTGATGGTACAGAGGCCACCATGGCAGATGGGTCAACCAAGTGCTGGCCAAAAGGCTCTGTGTTCCTGATCAGTGAGTGGTATGGATGGAATGGCACCCCCAACACAGGATGTGAGATGCTGGCTGGGCAGATAGCAGCAGGCATCAAAGAACGTGAGAAGCTGCTCAAGCTCAATGTGCGCCCTGGCCCAGCAGATAATGCCATTTTTGACACACAGAATGGCAATTGCATTGGTGATGATATGGCTGCTCAAGGGGTGAAGTGGACAAGATCAGATAAATCACCAGGCTCAAGGGTGAATGGTTGGGAGGCAATCAGACAGTTGCTGTTCAATGCCACCAACAACCCCAAAGAGGAGCCAGGGCTATACATCTTTGACACATGCCGTCATTGGTTGCGCACTGTGCCAAATCTTCCAAGGGATAACAAGAAGCCAGATGATGTTGACACCAATGCAGAAGATCATGCTGGTGATGCCACTCGCTATCGGATTGCAATGCCCAGAAAAAGAACAACATCAGAGGAGATTATGCTATGATTGATCAGCACAAGCCCATCTATGATCAGAATGTCAAACGCTGGGAGCTGGTGAACATTGTGCAGGGTGGCACTGAATCAATGCGGCTGGCAGGCAGAACTCTGTTGCCTCAGGAGGATGGTGAGTCAGACAAGGCATACAGCAATAGACTCAACCGCAGCACATTCTTCAACAAGTTCTCAGGGGCTGTGCGCAAAGCCACAGGCAAACTTTTCAAGACAGGCTTCACCACAGCCACAGACCTACCACCAGAACTGCAAGCATTTGTGTCTGATGTTGACATGGAAAACAGGGACATCAACCAATTCCTTGGTGAAGTCTGTGAAGAGGCTATGGCCAAGGGCCTGACGTATGTGCTTGTTGAGCACCCTGTGGTTGAAGGTGAGCTCACAGTGGAGGAGGAGCACACACTTGGTGTGCGCCCATATGCCATCCACATCAAGCCAGAGCAGCTGTTCTATTGGGAAGTTTCATCCCAGCAACTCACACTCATCCGGTTTTATGAAGATATTGTTGTGGATGGGGAAACAATCACCCAGATCAGAGAGATTGCTGCCCACTCCTGGGCCATTTTCAGAAAAGACAGCACAGGGGTGTGGTTTAAGTATGATGAAGGCATCCTGACCATAGGGGTGGTGCCTCTTGTGGCATTTTATGCAAGGCGCACTGGCTTTATGTCTGCCAGACCTCCTCTTGAAGACCTTTTGTACCTTAACATTGCCCATTGGCAGTCCAGCTCTGACCAGCGTCACATCCTCCATGTGGCCAGAGTGCCTATCTTGTTTGGTACAGGCCTTGAGGATGGCACCTTTGAGGTTGGCCCCAACAGGCTGGTGAGAGGAGACAAAGGGGCCACCCTTGGATATGTGGAGCACACAGGCAAAGCCATTGAAGCTGGGGCCAATGACCTCACTGCTCTGGAAGAGGCCATGGAGAGTGTGTCATTGAGCCCAACTCTGCAGACTTCACCTGGCACACAGACTGCCACAGGCAAGGCCATAGACTCTGCAGAGGCTGAAGCCATCCTCAACCTGGTGCGTGGAGCATGGGAGGATGCTGCCAACTTGATGCTGTTCTTTGCAGGCTTGTGGTATTCAATCAAAATACCTGATTCTGTGGTTACTTTGGCAAAATCTTCATCAATGCCATTGCCTGCTGGGGAAAAGCTAGCTGAGATTGGCAAAGCCAGAGCAATGGGTGACATCAGCCGTTCTGCGTACCTTGAGGCTTTGAAGGAACTTGGTGCATTGCCTGACTCATTTGATGCTGCAAAGAATGAAATAGAACTGCTTGGTGAAGTGAAGTGATTGATGACAACTCCTTCATAACAGCCAAGGTGGCTGAGCAGTCTTATGCCACAAGGCTGGTGAATGCCATCTCATCAAAGATCACATCCATCAATGCTGATCTAATGGACAATTTGTCAAGCTCCATGAAGCTCAAGCGAGCTGTGGGTAAGCTGGTGCCACCAGTCCTTGAAAGTGCCAAAGACACAGCAGCTGCTGATCTGATTGAGTTGGCACACACCAGACAGGAGATGCTGATCAAGGCTTTGCGCAAGGCTGTGCCCAATGTTGTGCCATCAATCACAGAGACCAATGGTGGTTACAAGCTGGTGCTGAAGATTGCAGGTCAAGAGATTGCCTACCTGACCTATGGCTTTGACTGGTCTGGCAGCTTTGCAGAAGTCATGCATGTGTTTGTTGATGAGAAATTCAGACGATTTGGGCTTGCCACAGAGATGTTCAAGTATGCCTCAGCAAAGCTGGCTGATGCTGGGTATGCTGGCTTGATATCACCTCCCTCAGCAAGACTGGAGGATGGTTCAGCCCTGCTCAAGCAGATGGAGGAGTCAGGCCTGGCTGATGGTGATGGTCACATAGTCCCTCAGCAAGGATGGGGTGCAGATACTGCATTCACAGATGCCCTTTACCAGTTCAAAATGTTGTCTGATGACAGGATAAAAGACATTGTGTCCAAAGACCCACTGAAGATGGGTGATGGTGTGGCATTCACTCTGGATGAGGTGTTTGAAGAGTTGCTGAAAGACAAGGTGTCAACCTTTGAAAGGGCACTCAAGCTTGGCATCATAGAGAACAAGAGCAATGCAGAGCTGATCACCATGTTGAGTGGCACAAAGGCCAATGAGTTCAAGGATGGGCTGTTATCTGGTGAGCGCAGGCACATTGAATCATTGGTCAGGACTGCTACCAATTCTGTGTCAAACCAGATATCAAATGAATTTTTCAAGACCAATGGTGATATACTGAAAGGGCTGCAGTGGACAGCAACCCTTGATGGGCGCACATCTCCTGTGTGTAGGGCCAGGGATGGTCAACTGTTCCCAGTTGATGAGGGGCCAAGACCACCTGCCCACATTCGCTGCCGTTCATACATGGTCCCTGTGCTGAAAAGCTGGGAAGATGCTGGGCTGCCATTTGATGATCTGCCACCATCCACCAGGGCTTCAATGGATGGTCAGGTGCCAGAGACTCTTTCATATGATGACTGGCTTAAAACAAAGTCACCTGAATTTGTGAAGGGTGTGCTGGGACCAACCAGAGCTGACATGTATCTGAGTGGCAAGTTGAGCATGTCTGACTTTGTAAATGATGATGGTCATGAGTTGACAATTGATCAATTGAAGAAGCTATTGTGATAGGTGTGAAAAATCGCTTGACTTATTGTGAAAAATCACAGAGAATATCCTTGAGTTTAGGCGTGAAGCCCCATGACAGTGTGATTTAACACAGGTTTTGGGGCTTTTTGATTATATGAAACTGCGTGATGCAGAATAAAAAAGCAAGGGGTGAACCCACCATGGCAATGAAACTGAAGCTAGATGAAGCAGGGAATGTGGTTGTTGAAGATGGCAAGCCTGTGTATGTGTATGATGATGGCAAAGAGGTTGCTGTGGATGCAGAACAGCTTTTCATCAAAATCTCACAGGTAAATGGTGAGGCAAAGGAGCACCGCCTGAGAGCCAAGGCTGCTGAGGAGAAGTTGGCCAAGCTTGGTGATCTGGATGTTGACTCTGTTTCACAGACTCTGAAGGAACTTGACACCCTGGGTGGTCTGGATGCCATCAAGAGTGGTAAAAAAGTTGACCTTGACAATGTGAAAGCTGAAATCACCAAGGCTTATGAGGCAAAGCTGGCTGAAAAGGATAAGCTCATCCAGGATAAGGATGGACACATCTACAAGTTGGAGGTCAGCAACCGCTTCAAATCATCCAAGTTCATCAATGACCGCATGATACTGCCCCCTGACATTGCTGAGGCAATGTTTGGCCAGAACTTCAAAATTGAAGATGGTGCTGTGGTGGCCACTCTCAATGGCAACAAGCTGTTCAGCAGAGAAAAACCTGGTGAGTTGGCTGATTTTGAAGAAGCAGTGCAGATGTTGGTTGAAGCATATCCGATGAAGGATAAAATCTTGAAAGGGGCTGGTCAATCTGGCTCTGGCGCAACTGGTGGGGATGGTGGGCACAGAGGCCCTGGGCCAAAGTCACTGGCTGACTGCAAGACTGATGCAGAAAAAGTGGCATATCTAGAATCACTCAAATAAAGGAGAATGAACCATGGCATTTGATCTTACTGTATTCAACAAGCAGACCTATACTGCTATGACAGAAACTGTGGCCCAGCAAACCAACCTGTTCAACCAGGCATCAGCTGGTGCAATCACTCTGGCACCTGCAGACAACCAAGGTGACTTCAGCATTGAAGCATCCTTCAAGGCTATCTCTGGCCTGGTGCGCCGCCGTGATGCCTATGGCACTGGTGATATCACTGCCAAAGCTCTGGAGATGCTGAGCAATGCCTCTGTTAAAGTGGCAGCAGGCACTCCTCCTGTGGCATTTCAACCCCAGCAATATGCCTGGATCAAGCAGAACTCTGCCCTGGCAGCTCTGAAAATTGGCGAGCAGCTGGCCAAAGCTCAAATGGCTGATATGGTCAATGCTGCTGTTCGTGCTGCTGCTGCAGCCACCACTGGTAATGCCTCTGTGCTGTATGATGGCACTGCAGCTGCTGCCTCCTTCTCTGCCTTGAATGCTGCTGCTGCCAAGTTTGGTGACCGAATGATGGACATCAAGGCTTGGGTGGTCCATTCCAAGGTCATGGCTGATCTTTTCAATAATGCCCTGACCAATGGCCAGAACCTGTTCAACTATGAGAATGTGAATGTCATCCGTGACCCATTTGGCCGGTTGTTCATTGTCACTGATTCAGCCCCACTGTTCATCAGTGGCCCTCCTGACAAGTACCTCACCCTGGGACTGGTTGAGGGTGGTGTAGCTGTCCAGACCAATGGCGACTTCAATGCTGTGATGGTTGACACCACAGGCAAAGAGAACATCATCACCACCTATCAGGCTGAGTGGACCTACAATGTTGGTGTGAAGGGCTACACCTGGGATACCACCAATGGCGGCAAATCCCCAACTGATGCAGCCTTGGGAACCTCCACCAATTGGGACAAGACTGCCAGTGACAACAAAGACACTGCTGGTGTGGTCCTGAAGTCCCTGTAACTGGTTTTCAACTTTCCCCCTACCCACTTGGGTAGGGGGATGATCGAAAGGAGCCAGGGATGGCCAAGAAGGTGATTTTTTTCAAGAAGAATGCAACCCAAGCAGACAAGGTTCTGGCCAAGGCCAATGGCATGGTTGTCAGAGAACCTGGGGCAATCACAGGGAATGACTTTATTGAGCGGTGTGATGCTGTATGTGGAGATGTACCTGAGAGCTATGCCCACTTTGAGAAGGTGGATGCCCCTGTTGCAAATGATGATGAGGCCACTCGTGATGAGATGAAGGCTGCTCTAACTGAGGCTGGCATCAACTTCCCAGTAAACATCAGCAATGCCAAGCTCACTGAGTTGTATGCTGCTCTGAAGGATGAGGAGTAACAAATGGCCTTGATTGTTGAAGATGGAACTGTGGTGTCTGGGGCCAATTCCTATGTGTCTCAGGCTGATGCTGATGCTTATCATCTTGATAGAGGCAATGCTGCTTGGTCAGCACTCACCAGCACCCAGAAGGATGCCAATCTGATCAAGGCAACCCAATTCATTGACAGCAAGTACAGGTCAAAATGGGCTGGCAGCCTGTTTAATATTCTTCAACCTTTGTGCTGGCCCAGAACATTTGTGACTGATCTATCTGCTCTGCTGAGTGAGTCAACTTTGCCTCCAATCCCTCCCCAACTGAAGTATGCTGTTTGTGAAGCAGCTCTACTTTTCATTTCAACTGATCTGAATGCAGCTACAGACAGAGGAGTCCAAAGGGAGAAGGTTGGTGAAATTGAGACATCATACTTTGATGGTGGTTCAAGAGTTGACTACAGTATCATCTCTGGCCTGCTGGTTGGCCTTTTCAAAAATACAAATACCATCATCAGGAGCTAATTGTGGCTGATCCAAGACTTCTCCAACTTGCTGAATGGATTTTCTACTTGATGTTGGCAGGCTTTGTCTGGCAGGTGGCCATCACAGCCTGGGGGTGCTACCTTCGCAGGAAGCAATTTTCATATTTGCTGAAAAGGAGAAGAGATGCTAACATCCTCTGATTTGGCATCCCTCCAACAGCATGCTGATGTCTTGAAATTCATGATGCTGTTGTTTGGTTCTGGCCTACTTGCCACTTGTCTTTGGATTTTTAGATCAATGAACCGCAACATTGATCTGCTGTTCAAGCTGGTGGCAGAACTCCAGCAGAACTTATCTAAACACCAAGCTTGTCTTGGCAGAATATGCACTGCACACACCATCAACCATAATCAGGAGATTGAATGCCAATGACTCCATATGAGATTGCCAAAGCAGAGCTGGGTACCACAGAGGTGCCAGGCACACAAAACAACCCACGCATTTTAGAGTATCATGCAACCACAACTCTCAAGGCCACCACAGATGAGGTTCCCTGGTGCAGCTCC